TGATAAGGTTAACCAGAATGGCCTTAGGTAATGAAGAAGTAAAACAAGATTTAAGAGACGGAAAAAACGGTATATTTGAAATTAACTATATAAAATGGAAAAAAATAGTTAATAAAGTAGAGCAAGAACAGCTTGAAGCAATACTCGCTCAAGGGCTTGAAGATATCTAAGTAACCTTAAATAGTAGGACAATAGCAGTATCCCCTAGTAAGAGCGGAGGAAATAATCGGACTATAAATATTAATAAAATTGTGTTATACTTCCACCTAATACAATAGCCTAAATAAGGAAAATAGTATGGTTATACTTGATACTCATAAATTAGTAGAAGAAATGATAGCTGCCGGTTTAAAAAAGAAACAAGCGGAAGTTATTACTGCTGCTATAAGCCAAAGCAATAATGATTTAGTAACTAAGAATGATTTAGAGCTTGCTATTTCCGGGCTTCGTAATGACAATAAATGGCTTAAAGCTTTAATGTTCGTCATTATCGGTTTACTGGTAAAGGTAGCGTTTTTCTAAAATCGTAGTACGATTTGCACAAGTAGTAATTCTTTTGCTATAATGTAATTAGATCATGTAGAAAGTCATAACTAGACTATAAAAGGTTTCCGTCATAACTAGACGTTAAAAGGTCTCCTGAGCTTGAATTAGCTTATCTTTTTTAAATTTAAAATATTTATATTTTTTAATAATTAACAATATACGAGGAAATTATGTCTAATGGCATTAACGCTCCTTATGGATTGCAAATAGTTCAATCTCAAATAGGAAATGGCGGAACACAAAAATTAGGTCAATATTTTATTTATGCAGATGATACTGGTCAAAATACCTATAATGCTAGTATTTTTCAAGGTGATATGGTTAAATATTATCCAGCAAAAACTGCTGCTACATTTGATTCTCTACTAGGCACTATAGTACCGGCATTAACTCCACAAGCTGGGGTAGCGGCGAATACAATAGTAGGAGTACCTGTAGGAATTTTTATAGGATGCCAATTTACGGATGCTTTAACTGGTTATCAAGTAAATTCTGACTACTGGCCGGCAAGCAGACAAGTTAAAAAAGGTACAAAAATCATTGCTTGGGTGAATGATGATCCAGAAGTAGTATTTAAAGTTCAGATTTCTACTTCAACAAATAACACTCCTGTAGCTGCTCAAAACAACATTGCTCCATCTATATTTCAAAATATTTTTTCCGGTCAAAATGCCAAATTACAAGTAGGAGGAGTAGCTTTTAATGCCCCTGCGGGGTCAATTCCTACCAATAACCCAGCAACAGGTAATACTACAACTGGACAATCTGCTTATTACTTAGATGGTAGTTCAATAACTTTGGCTGTTGGAGGTGCTGGTAATACAGCATTTGAAATAAAAATTATTGGATTAGTTCCGGAATTACAGATAAATAGCAATCCTACAGGATTAGTACAAGGTATCAATATGCCTTTTATTGATGTGTTATGTAAATTTAACGTGCATATCCATGGGTCTACAGGTACTCCAGGTGTATTCTTCACTAGCTAGGATTAGGATTATGTCTATAGTTACAACAGGTAATATAAGGTCTTTTCTGGAAAGAGGATTATACACGGGAAAGAACAAGAAAAAATCACCTGTGAAACCAAAACCAATTAAGAAAACTAAAACTAAAAACAAAGGTAATTAATTATGTCTATTATAACAACTGGTGATATTCCAAGTCTGCTTTGGCCAGGTCTTTATGAGGTAAAATCTCAATATGATCGGTTTAAAGGGGAATATACCAAAGTTTACGAACAGGCTAATTCTGTCAAACATACTGAGAGAATGGTTGATATTAGAGGAACAGGTTACGCTCTTGAGAAAACCCAAGGTGCTCCTATTAAAATGGATAGCATGGCTGAGCGGTTTATTTATGAATTTGTCCATCGGGAATTTGCCCTCGGTTTTCAGATTACTAATATTGCCATGGAAGATGATCTTTATGCCGATCAATTCTTTAATGGTACAAAATCGCTTACTACTTCCTATGAACAAACCAGAGAAGTAGTAGCAATGAATCCTTTTAATCAGGCGTTTAACACAGCAGCAACTCAAGCCAACGGGCAACCTCTCTGCTCATTTAATCAACCTTACGACGGCGGTGTTTTTTCCAACAGAGTTGCAGGATATAACGGTGCTAATATTAATGTCGACTTTAGTGAAGTAGGAGTTGAACAGGCAGTAATTCTTGCCGGTAAAATGAAAGATCAGGCAGGACTACTAATTAATGCTCAAATTGAAAGATTGCTACTTCCACAAGACTTAATGTTCTCAGGTTGCAGGTTACTTGAGTCTGTATTTAGAACAGGAACGGCTAATAATGATGTAAATGCACTTTATAACATGAAGGCTATTCCACAAGGTTATGAAGTAAGCCATTTCTTAACAAATCCTAGCAACTGGTTTGGATTAACTAATGTTAAGGGAAGTCGTAAGCATTTCGTAAGACGTCCGCTTAAAGTTAACGTAACAACCGATCCCGTAACTGAAACCATGTCAGTGCTTGCATCAGGTCGTTATTCTTTTGGTATGTTTACTCCTCTTGGGGTAATTGGCGCACAAGGTTCTACAGCGTAAATTTTATGGAAAAAGAACTACAGGGACTACTTGAAGAAGCAGAAAAAGAACATCAAAAGCTTGTTCTGCTTCAAGCAGGTATTTTAGAAAAAATAAATCTTTACAAAGAAGAAAATAAGAAACTGACTCACTTGTTGATTTTATCTAAAGGAAAGATTGATGGTTATAGAGAAGTCTTGCAAAGAATAGATAAAAAGGAAGAATAATTATGTCTCAATTTTACGAATACAATTGGCCGGATACAACACCAAAAAATGGAATAGCTCTTGCTCAAATACTAATCGCAAATACTCCGCTGCTATTAAATGGTTCGTATGTGAACAAAACCACAAGAACAGTTAAGTTTATTGATGATTTTGGGATTGTGCCAAGAATTACGCTTAATTCCACAAACGATCTTTCTGCAATTAATTTTCTTATTACCGGTTATCAGAATGGGGTGTTTATTAGTGAATCCTTAAAGGGGCCATTGATGAATACACCCAGAATAAGTATTAACTGCTTTGATACTGTGACGCAGATAATTCCAAACACCACTAACCCTTCTACTGTTCAAGTTGGCGTTGCTTCTGTTGGATATTTTCCGATTATTTTATTAAATACTGCTAAACAGAATGCAACTTTTATAAATTCTGCTTTAAATATAATACCGACAACAGTTAGTCCTCCTAGTTATCAGATATTTCTATCCTTAAAAAATAATTTAGGCCTAGGTAAATATGACGACCTAACTGCTGATACTAATGGTAATTTTATTGCGTTTGCTGCCGCTTCTAATAAAGCAGCATTTATACAAAGCAACTATTTAGCCCAGAACTTACTTATTAAAATTGATCCTAATGCTGCTGGCTCGACACTTAAAGCTCAATTCCTGCAATTGTAAGTAAAGAGGAAGATAAAATGCCGGCAACTAGTGGAAGTTATAGCTTTAGTAATATAAAAGGAGAGCTGATTATCAGAAAGGCTTATGAGTTAATCGGCATGCCTCTGAGCATGGTAACTGCCGAGCAATATAATTCAGCACTTAATATTATTAATTTTATTTTAAGTGATTGGGCTAACTCTAATGTGAACTTATGGACACTAAAATTAAATCCTGTTTTTTTAACTCCAGGACAAGCATCCTACCCTCTGCCAAGCAACATTACTAAAATATTTCAGGTATTCTTGCGAAGCAATGTAAGACAGAATTTTGGTGGTACTCCGAACAACGGAGGATATGGCGGAGTAGCTGCTTATGCTTTTGATGGTAATTCTAATACTGCTTGTACAGAAACCAAAATAGATGGATTAATAGGTTATGCTTATTCTACTCCCCAAGTGATCAAAATTCTAGGTGTACAATCAAATGTAGATAGAGAATATACCTTAACATTTTCTGGCCAGAGTAGCGATTACCAGACGATTTATTATGTTAAGGCCATTCCTAAAACCTTATATAAAAAAGGTATTACGCAGTGGTTCTTATTAGACGATAACTTAAGCTCTTGTCCTTATTATCAGATACAGGAAACAGCAGGAGCTACCCTTGATATCTCGGAAGTCTATTTTAACAATCAGATACAGGATACTACCATGAGCGAGGTATCCAGATATGAATATTTAACCTATCCCAATAAATCGCAAATCGGTAGACCTACTATTTACTACGTTGACTACCAGCGGACTCCATCCCTGTATATATGGCAGACTGCTGCTCCAATGTATAATTTAATAATGTATAGCGGTCAAAGCAGTATAGAAACGCTAGAGAATTACACGCAAGGTATTGATATTCCTTCATATTTTTATACTCCTCTAATATATGGACTCGCTAGCATGCTAGCAGCACAATACGCTCCTGAAAAAGAAGAAGGCTTAAAAATGAGATATCAGGAAACTTTAAATCCGGCAGTGATTAATAATACAACGGAAGTACCGCTTAAACTGGAGGTATATGGCAACTAGCTTAAAAGTTATCCCTGTAAATACGCAAATGGGAGATTACGTTAGAAAGGACGTAATTGAGCCTATTGGAACTTGCGATTATTCAGGGTTTCCCTTTAGCAGGTCTGATCTAGTTAAGCAATATGAATGGCGCGGTAATCAGTTAGTCTGGACGGGAGCAATAGTCGGGCGTCCTTTTGTTGATGAGCCAAATGAGCAGAATAGGCCACCACAAATAAAAGGTGATCCAAAAGCCGTACAAAATCCTCGCCCATTTGGGATAGAGACACCTCAAGGTCCTGAGGCAATCGGTAATAGTTCGCCTGTTATTTTAGAAGATATCAACTTTACAAGTGAGCAGAAATCGTCTGACGACTGTACTTTTGCAGGTGAAGATATTAGCAAAGTTACCGCAGAAGAACGTTTAAAATCACTATACCAAATCAAATGAGTAATAATTTTAATCCGGGTTTTGATAGAGAAAAAGCAGCTTTTCTGGAATTAGCAAACAGAGACAGTGGACTTGATCCAATAGAGTATATATACGCAGGAAATGCAAGCTTTGAAAGTGTCGTTGCTTCTCACGTAAAGGGCGGTATGTTTGATATTAACATGCTCTATGTTACTAATATCGATGCAAACGATATTATTACGGTTACATTAGAAGCCGATATCGGTACTATTACGACCATTTATTCCGAGAATATCTATAACAAGGAAAAAATCACTACAAAAGATTTATATGTTTCTGATAATATTTATTTTGGTACTGACTCTAAAGATTCAAAAACTTTAATTTATGGTTCTGTAGAAGCTCATAGCGGTCCTTGGAGCATTACTACAACCACTATGGATGTAAAATCAGGAGCAACAGAATTTGCTTTAGGAGTTTTTTCACTAGACGCAGGTATAACTACAATCGCAACAGCCGGTTCTAGTTGGGTTGCAGGAGCTCTTTCGTTAAATACGCCTGAACTGGCAGTAAATGCAATCGCCTCTATTGCTCCTTTAGGGTATATACAAATGTATGCCGGGGCAAGCTGCCTAATAAGTGCTCCTACTTTGAATTTAGGTAGAGATTATCCGGCAACGCTCGGAGCAATTACTAATACTATTAATATTAATGCTGCTTTAGGTATTAAAGCTTCTTCGGGCATAGAGGGTAGTACGTGGGCTACAACATCGAATACCCAAATATTAAGTGATATCGGTTGCTCTATTAGCGCCGGAGAAACTATCGATATAATCATAAAAAGCTTAGAGCCTGTAGGTAATGAGACAGTTAATATTGCTGGTCCAAATATTGTAATGGAAGGTACTAAGAAAATAGATGGTAATTCCGATGGAAGTATCAAGTTCATAACGCAAGAGACGGAAACTAACAATAAAATGGGTCTGCAGATTATTAATAAAACAATCGATCATCCTATAGGGTTAATTAGTTTGGATGCAGAATATATCAAGATAGGGAGAGATACGACTTATGCTAATACAGAAGCAATTTTAATGACGGGTAGTTCCCAAGTTTGGTTAACTTCAGGGCAAAGAGGTAGTAGCGCTTCAATGATTTTAGGACCTGAAGGCTCACAACTATCAGGTCTTAAAACATCAGTAGGATATTTGAGACCTGATAGCGATATAGGTGAATGTCAACATCTTGTTTTACAATCTACTTTAGATATGATCTTAAGTTCTAAGGATATTCAGATAAAGAATACAGATGCTTCTTATGGCAATTTACAACCGACAGTAGGTATTTCTACTAATACCGTTTTTATTAGTAGTGTGGGGATAGGAATTGGCGATAGAAACATTGCTAGTACGATTTTAGAATCAGATCACGGAATTACCCTTAATAATAAAGCGCCTTTAACACCTACAACTATCACTACAACCGTGCAAGATATAAACATATCTACAGGATCAGTTGCTAATATTAATGTTTCTTCCAACAATAATGTTAACATAACGGGTATTAAGCTTGTAGAACTAAAATCATCAACAATAGGTTTAAATTCCGATGAGATTTCCGCTACAAGTTTGATGTTTCCTACACCACGATTTGTTCAAGGAGAGGGAGCAATTGTCCCTGTAACAGGAGCAGGAGATTGTGCTTTCGAATTATTAAACATTGTCATTTGTGAAGCGGGTGTTTTAAAATTAGCAGACATTACCGTTAATATTACTTTTGCCTAAATGCCTTTGATTTCGTTTTCGTGAGTACGATTTGCAAAATAGATAATATTTTTGCTATAATATAATTAGGTAAAAAAAGTCATGACTAGACTATAAAAGGTTCGCGTCATTGCTAGACGTTAAAAGGCGTAGTTTGTAGCTAAATCTTTTCTTAAAAGTTACATCCCGTCATAACTAGACGTTAAAAGGTCACCGAAGCTTGTACTAGCTTATCTTTTTTAAATTAAGAATATTTACGTTTTTTAATCAAACAACAATAAAGATATGTGGGAAATTATGTCTAGAATAATGAATTTAAAAAGTGGAACTCCATTACAAGCTCCAGAAATGACTACAGCTGAAATACATGCTTTAACTGGCGTAGAAGATGGAATGATCGTATATAATACAGATACTCGTCAATTGCTAAGTCATGTAGGAGGTTCCTGGCTTGCGATAAGTAATGCTAGTAGTGCCGGTACTGTTACTTCTGTAGACACTGATATTGATTTAACAGGTGGTCCAATTACTGGAGCTGGTACAATTGGTCTTGCTGATACAGATGTTACCGAAGGAAGCTATACCTATGCTTCAATCACTGTAAGTAAAAAAGGTAGAATTACTGCTGCAAGTTCTGGAGCAAATCCAGTACTAAGCGTTACTAATTCCGATGGCACTATTACAGTTGATAGTACAGACCCAGCTAACCCAGTTGTAAGCCTAGCTGATACAGCTGTTACAGCAGGAGAATATACCGCTGCGAACATTACTGTAGATGCTCAAGGTAGGATTGTCTCTGCAAGTAATGGAGATATTGGAACTGTAGACTCGGTTGTTGGAACTGATGGTCAGATAGTTGTTAACTCAGATGACCCAGCTAACCCAGTTGTAAGCCTAGCTGATACAGCTGTTACAGCAGGAGAATACATTGCTGCAAACATTACTGTAGATGCTCAAGGCAGGATTGTCTCTGCAAGCAATGGATATATTGGAACTGTAGACTCGGTTGTTGGAACTGATGGTCAGATAGTTGTTAACTCAGATGACCCAGCTAACCCAGTCGTAAGTCTAGCTGATACAGCTGTTAATCCAAATTCTTATTTCGCTGCTGCTATTACTGTTGATAAAAAAGGTAGGATTACTGGCGCTAGTAATTCAGTTGTTGTTAATAATATAGTAGGAGTTTCAGGTAGAATTAACGTTACTAGCACCACTTCTGCTGCTAAAACTTGCACTATAGACTTGGTCAATACCAGCGTTGTACCGGGAGAATATACCGCTGCAAACATTACTGTAGACAGCACAGGTAGGATTACTGCCGCGAGCAATGGTTCAAGTGCAAGCGGTGTAGAATCGGTAGTAGGTACAGGGGGTCAAATCAATGTTGATGCAACTGACCCAGCTAACCCAGTTGTAAGTCTAGCTGATACAGCTGTTACAGCAGGAGAATACATTGCTGCGAATATCACTGTTGATAGCACAGGTAGGATTACTGCCGCGAGTTCAAATTTAATTCCAGAAACAACAACTCCAACTTCAATAGTTACTTGGGGAGCTAATGGGCGTCTTGTAGATAATCCTAATACTCAGATTGACAATGCTGGTAATATGACTTTATCTGGGACTGTTACCGCTTCATCATTTAACTCTGTTGGCAATCTAAATATTGAAGAATCTGGAAAATTAAGAATAACTTCAGCTAATCAGGGCGTGGTCCAACTTAATGCTAATCCAGATTTAACTGATCAAATCAATGTTATATTTAGCGATAATTTAACTTTTCCTTCTCATTCAGGAAATTCCGGACAAATATTAACAACAGACGGCTTGGGTAATCTTTCATGGCAAAGCAACTTATCATCTATAACTAGCCGTGATGGAACTATTATGATTGATACCAGCGATCCTATTGATGTTGATATTGAACTTGCTGAAACAGGCATTGCTGCTAATACTTATACTAATCCTTCTAGCATAACTTTTGATAAATACGGAAGAGCAACTGCTGCTACTAATGGAGTTAGTATACCCCATGGGATGCTTGTACTAACTTCAGGAAGCGGCACATTAGCTTCATTATTACCGGCAGGAGTAACATCCGGTAAAGTTACTGTAATAGGTGGAGGTGGAAATGGAGGCAATGTTTCTTCTACTACAAGCGTTGGTACTGGTGGAGGTGCTGGAGGTACTGCTATTAAATATGTTACCGATCTTAGCACTTCATCTACCTATTCTGTAGGGGCAGCAGGCGTAATGTCTACTTTTTCTACTAATACAGTCTCAATGAATGCTAATCCTGGAAGCAATGGTGTTGCTGCTAATAGCACTTCAGTGCAATTAGGAGGTGCTGGAGGCGTTGCTACAGGAGGAGATATTAACATATCCGGAGAAAGAGGAGATAACTGCTCAAGCGCTTCAACAGTCGGTTCTGGAAAGGGCGGTAATTCATCTCTTGCTAATGGTGGCAGCGGTGTTGTCACTTCCGGAAACGGCACAGTTGGTTTCTATGGTAGCGGCGGTAGCGGTGCATTCAAAAATGCAGCTGGTATCGGAGGTGTTGGTGGAAGCGGTGTTATTATCATAGAGTACTAAAAATTCACTAGTAAATAGCAGTTATTGTTTTTAGTAACTGCTATTTATTTACCATTTATCAGTAAAAAAAATGAGCAAAAAAATTGATAAGATTCTTTGTTTTGACGGAGGGGGCATGAAAGGTTTGTTTTCTGCTTACTTTATGAAACAGTTTTGTCAAGATGCAGGTATTCCAGGAAATAAGATTTATGAATATTTTGACATTATTGCAGGTACTTCTATCGGGGGTATTCAAGCTTTAGCATACGCAAGTGGTTATAGCCCCGATGATATGATTCAGCTGTTTTTAGATCAACAGAACCCTTTAAATGATGGAAGCGATAACAAAAATAGCATCTTCTACCCTCCTGTTTCAACACTACAGAAAATCAAGACTTTATTATATGGTGATGAAACTTGGTATACAAATACCAACTTAAAAGCTTTGCTTAATCAGAAATTCGGCCAAACTAAAATGTTTGAGCTAAAAACCAACGTACTAATTACCAGTGTTGAAATATATACAACACAAGTAGCTGATGTTGGGACTAAAATCAGTAATGCTCGTCCCGTATTATACTCAAATATGACTTTTCCGAGTTTAGAGGGACAAGATTACTTAGTACAGGATGTAGCTTTATGTACATCTGCTGCTCCAATTTATTTTCCAGCGGTAAATATCGGTGAAGTAACTACGCCAAATTCAAAGTTTATTGACGGGGGCGTATATCAAAATAATCCCTCTGGACTAGAATGGGCTTTGATAAATGCTCTTAATCCATCTAGTAATAGAGTGTGTGTTTTATCTGTAGGTACTGGACTTGGTACAATTGGATTATTTGACCCTGTACCTGTTCCTCCTGAAGAAATCATACCTCATCTTCATGAGTTTAGAGAATTTTTAGCACAGAAGAATTATAGTTCTTTAAAAGTAGAAGAAATTATTAATTCGATCATTCCTGATTTTAATAACATATATCTTTTACTGGATGTTTTAAGTCTTGGTATTACAGGCCCGCAAGAAGCAACAAATAAACAGCTTGCTTGGCAGTCTTTTTATGGCTCTAAAATTAATAATAAAGATTTATTCTGTTACAGATTCAATACGATTTTTGATCAGACTAAAGATACGGAATTAGATAGTACCACAGCTGACTTTTTAGCTTATATGAAAGAGGCATCTTATGCTGAGTACTCAAAAGATAGTTTAAGAATAGAAGCATTTATACAGAAATTAAATTAACAATAACAAGAGGTTATATATATGGCAGATTTAGATAATATCACTCAATTTAGCGGGATTACTATTACCAGTGATCAAATCACTGGAACTAATAACCCTAATGCTACTTTTGCAGTAAGCAGTGTTACTACTAGCCAAAGGGATAAACTAGCAAACGTTACTCCTTATGTAGTAAATGGAGCAACAGTTAGAATAAAGCCTAGTACAATGATTTATAATATTACTACACAAACGTTTCAGGTTTTTTTAAAAGGAACTTGGAATGATGTACTCATGGATACCAATGATTCAGTATCTTTTACTGGGGCAAGTGGAACTGTCACTTTAACAGCAGCAGCAGGAAACCCTTCAATAGTACTACAAAAAAGTGGAAATACTGCAGCTACCACTATTCAAGCAGCAGGAACAAATACTGCTATCACGTATATTTTACCAGCAATTTCTGCACCTACAGTAGGTTTTAAATTAGCAGCAACATCTGTAGCAGGGGGAGTTATTACTCTTGGGTGGGTTGCTTAAATTACATAAATTAAGGAGGAAAACATGCCGATAGATAAAGGAACAAGTAAGCCTATTACCCAGTTAAGCAGCTTACAGATTAACTACAAAGATGAAAACAGTTGCTTTAATCCCCCGATTGTAACAACTGCCGAAAGAGAGGCTTTAGTTAATACTGATGATCCAAATAAACCAATAAAGGATGGAACGCTTATATTTAACAGTGATACGGGATATCAGGAATATTACAGCGGCGGTAAATGGATAGAAATTAAAGAAGGCGGAGGAGGAAGTGGCGACGTAACAGGACCAGCAAATGCCATAGATAATAATATCGCTGTTTTTGATGGTACAACTGGTAAAAAAATAAAAGATGGTGGAGTTAACATAATAGCTGTATTACAACAAACTCAAAAAGGTAAAAAAACTGCTAATAGCACTCCTTTATATAAAATGAGTAACCTCGGAGCTTTGCAGTTCGGTAGTAATGAGAATGTAGCAGATACCGGTACTATACTTGTTGACGGCTTAACCCCCGTTACTTTTCAAACACAAGGTACGGGAGCAGATGCAAGGGTCTGCACAGTTATTAACGGCGAACTAGGGGCGGGATCATCATCTCCCTCGGCACTCTTAGAGATTAATTCAAGCGCGGGGGGATTTCTTCATGCAAGAATGACAACAGCAGAGCGGGATGCTCTTCTTGACCCTAAAGATGGATTAGAGATATACAATACGGATACTAAAAACCTTAACATAAGGCAAGATAGCTCTTGGGTTGAAATCAAAAGCGGAGGTAATGGCAATGTCGTAGGACCTTCAGCGGCAGTTAATAATAACATTCCCGTCTTTGACGGCACTAGCGGTACTTTGATCAAAGATAGTGGATTCTCTATAAGTTCTTTTCGTAATGCAGTATGGTATAATACTCCCGGGACATATACTGTTCAATCAGACGATTTTCTGATAGGTTTTACATTATTTGGTCCTACAACTTTAATTTTACCTGATGTTAATAATAATATTGGAAGATCAATTATAGTAAAAGTAAATGGTGCCAGTAGCAATTTAATTATTCGTCCTCAGTCAGGCCAATCCATAGATAGCTACGGAAGTTACTCAATGCCCAACGCCAATAACTGTTATATATATTTAGTAGCTGCCATTGTAAGAGGTTCAACAGCATCAGTGGGAGAGTGGATGATTGTCTCGCAAGGACAATTTTAGATTTAAGGACACTTTGTATGCTATTCATTTGCTGTGATCTCTAAATTTTAAAATAATAAAACAATGAACTATAATACTCTTGTCGATCAGATTATAGCTTATGCCAATAGAGGCGGTAGCATTGAATTTGCCGCCTCTATTCCCTATTTTATTGAGATGGGACAGCAGAAAATCTGGAAGGAGCTAAATACTCTTGGTTTTCAAAAGGCAACAGAACCTAAAAAGTTTCAAGTAAACAATGCAACTATTAAAAAACCTGCTGATTGGCAGGAAACTATCTCAATAATTTATGGTTCGGAAGACACGCTTCTTCTAAATAGCGTTGTCCTATTTCCTAGAAGTTATGAGTTTTGTATAAATTACTGGCCAAACGTTAATGTAAACGACTCGGCTAATCCTCCTTTGTTTTATTCTGATTATCGATCAGCAACCGAAAAGACCGATCCTTATAAGTATTATCTGATCGTTCCAACCCCGGATAAAGCATATACCTACCAAATAACTTACATAGGAAGACCTGTTTTAATTGGTCCTGCAAAAGGTACTGGAAACCCTCAAACAAACATACTAACGGACGACTACCCTGATCTTCTATTTTATGCCGCCTTTTTAGAGGCGCTTATTTATTTAAAGGACGATCAGAGAATGCCCGTCTATACAAAATTATATCAGGAAAGCTTAACTGCTGCTAATAACCTGACAAAAGATCGTTACATTGATCGCAGCGTAAAAAGAGATGTAGGGTAATTTATGGCTACGCAAAAACAGATGTTTCCTATTATCTACAAGCCTGGGATACTCCGTGATGGTTCATTTTTTCAAGGAAGTTACTGCATACGGGGGCAATGGGTCAGGTTTTTTAGAGGCCAGCCTCAGAATATCGGGGGAATGAGAAATTTGATATTTAAAATAATAGACCCTGATTCTCCGCTATATGGACA